ATTTCAGTGCAACCATTGCGTCTTTGATTCGGTCACGTGCCTTGTCATCATAGTCGAACAATCCCTTGTCTGTACGGATAGGTTCAACTTCTTTTGTGTCACGGATTGATTTTAATTCCGCTATTTTCTGCGCTTTCACATATTCCAGCGTAGGCGGTTCCGGTTCAGGCGGTACAGGAATCAATTCGTATTCCCACTCATTGCCATTCCACTTGATTTTATATCCCTCTTTTTCGGTGAGAGGCTCTGTCCATGTGCAGTTTGCAGGAAGCAAATATACAGGATGTTCCTGTTTTTTAGATTCTAACGGGTCAATTTGGCAATCCTGCTGTCCGGCGTAGTAAAAATCAGAATCATATTTGTATGCTTTCATAATTATCCCCCTATTAATACTTGATAATATAGCGCATTGTTAAAGCAGGTGGTTGTACAGTATTTGCATTGCCGTATATAGGATTGGATTTAGAGGCATCAAAACTAATACCATTTTTCCAACTCGTTATTCCGTCACCAAAGTTTGATTGACCTATTGTATTATCGGCTAATGCACCATCCCAATTACTCAAAATTATATAACTTGAAGATATAGCACCAGTAATATTAGGCAATCCTGCCGAATGTTCCGTACCTGCCGTTGCTGAACCTTCAACAAATTTATCAACAAGATTTGGTAAATTAAATGTTGTACTTCCATCTCCTGCTCCGTAAGATGTGCCAATAACCGCAAATAATGCCGCATAGTCCGTCCTGCTTACAGCAGAACCATCGCAGAGCAACCAGCCTTGCGGTGTTGTACTTCCTGCAAATGCCTGTACAACGCCAGTAGGTGCTTCGGACGTTGGTTGAATTAACCATGTTACTGTTCCGTCTGTGATAATATCTCCTATTCCCATATCGGTGTAGTCAGGTTCAACCGCCCCTGTTGTTCCTGCTCCTAAACAATACAAAACAGTGTCTTTTGATAAACTCGGCGTTTTAACTGTGTCACCTACAACATATTCCGTTTCCGGCTGCCACAAATTACTATCTACCAGACTTACAATCGTTTTTACCCAGTTCTTGACAGCTTCTTGATAGTCCTGTTGCGATGTTGGATTTTCGTCTGTACTGTAATTAAACAAGCCATCTAAATCTCGCAAAACTTTAATTACTGACATTTTATAAAATCTCCTTTCTAAATCCTTGCCACGTTACGTCTACTTCCCCTGTTGTCGGATTTCCGTCTTTGTCTAATAGTTGTATCTGACACGGAGTGCGTGACAAGTATCTAACCATAACTGCATTTCCGTTCTGCACAGCGTCCAATCGTACCGCTGTTGTATAGTAATGTGGTGTTTTGATTGGTAAGGACGTTCCTGTTACAGCAACAGGCAGATTTTCAAAATGTTCTTCAACATCAGGAACATCAATATAAGCTGTTACACCGTTAATCTTTGTCTTTTTGTTAGCGTCATTCAAGCCAATAATCCGAATATGGATTCTATCGCCAGCATCAATCAGCACCTTATCCGACCATTGCTTCCACATGTCGTATTCTTCTATCCATTGGCTATCTTCAGGTGCAGTCCACCGTGCGCTTTTAGGATATGTCCAATGTTCGGCAGTATATGATTTGCAGTAATAAACAATGCCGGGGCCGTCAATATCAGACTTTATCCAAAACTGACCGCTTGCAGGCGCAATAAAACTCATATCGGCTATCAGCTTTTCAAATTTCGGCAACCACATATCGGATGTTGGCAGATTCCATTTAAAATCATTTGCTTCTACCCACATATTAGATGTGTCTTTTGAAGTGACACCGCCATCGGAAATAATCCCATCATGTGTTACGTCTTGCCAATCATTTTCAGAAAAATCTTTTTTCCATAACACGTTTTCTTCTAACAGGTCGCCCAAGTCTAACATGCAGTACGCAAAGTTTTTACTTTCCTGCCCTGCATTATCAACAGCTTTAATCATAATTGCATGAACGCCCTGACGGATTGTTTGCGTTTCAAACGGCTGTGATGTAACAAGTCCTTCCTGTACTGGTATTCCTCGTTCCCACAACATTTTACGGCTTTGTATATATTTAAAACGGAAACCAGCAATGTCGTTCAATGCTGGATATTCAAATTCCCACCAGTACCGCCGCATACCACTTGCCATTTTTTCAACGTCAAAACGTGTTACGTCCGGAGGTAATTCATCAATGCCGGGATTAATTGGGCCAACGATAACGCCGCTTGAAACTGTTAAACCAAGCGTAGTAACCACTTTGATATAGTATGGCTGTTTTGGCGCAACGTCTAACTCAATCTCCGTAGCACTATACTGATTTTTTACCAAATCCCATGTTTGTCTATCTTTTGACAAGTATACATTAAACTTTCCACCATTTGACGGCATATCCCATGAAGCAGATAATCTGCCGTGTTGTATGCCTGTTGCGTCACAATACTGCGTTTGCACACCATTTAAGCCAGTAACATTCCGCGCTCTGTTATTCCGTGCTTCGGAGTAGTTTATTACGGGAACATCATAATTCTCGTCAAACAATGCGTCAGCATATTCAATACACCCAATATTGCGTGTAAAGTCCTGTGCCCTCGTGATGGAGTTTACAATAAACGGTTTTGCGCCAGTATTTGCAATAGCAAGGTCAAAAATATCGCCCCTTTGTAATGGGTCGGAAGTTGAAGGAATACTTGCTAATGTCACCATCGTCCATCCGTCTGCGCTTGAATTAACAGTACATGCTACGGAATATAAGTTGTCTTTGGCTGTACGCCATTGCAAGATATATGAATTGCTTTGCCATCCACTTCCCAATTCGCAAGGCAATTTTACAGACGTTTCGTTTACTTCTTCAACTCTGCCGCTGTGCGCCCACTTTGGAACATCATGCGCAACTAAAATTACATCGCCGACAGTACATGCAATAGCATCAATACTTGCAGTAAATGATACCGTTCGCACCTGATACTTGTTGCACATTAGCTGATACATGCCCTCACGATACGCCTGTCTGTAATCAACAATACCGTTAAAGGTTGCCTGTGCTAATTTCTGTTCTGCATCTGTGTTGTATGTATCGCCATATACTGTTACAGTGTCACGTTCATAACCAGCGTCCTTGTTTGTAAACGTGATTTCTACTGCGTTTGCTCTATCGGACGTTTTCAGAAATGTTTCTTCAAAACTTCCTGCAATAATATTTCCCATCCCGAACATCTGCACCGGAGTCTGCCTGTGACTGTAAATACATCCGTACTTCGTTCCAAAGCGAACTACCATGCCGTGTCCGATATTGGCAATATTTTTGTTGACTACCTCAAGCATTTCGCCCGTTGTAGTAATTTCAATATTGACTTTTAGGTTTTTGCTGTCGCACCATGCCGCCCACGATGCAAAATCGTTGTATCGCATGAGTTCTTTACGTGCGCCACGCACTTCAAACTCATACTGGTTTGTCTGTGTGTTAATCAGCCGCCTTGCTTGATGCACCATGTCATAAGATGCCCATGCAGGATTGGTTGCGTCACGCTGAACGTAATTTGCTCCATCCCATACCCATACTGTGCTACGTTCTTTCATAAATGTCAGAGATGGCGCACCGTTAATCTGGTCGGTTGCCAACGCCTTAATGCCAATCAGCGCAATGCCCGGATATGTAAAATCATCATAAACAATAGATGTTACGCCAGTCATATAACAAGACGTTGACGATTGTAAGTCCGTTTCGTCATGGCTACGCCATACTACTCTTGCACGTACAGCATAATCTCCTGTTAGTAACCCGTGTACATAAAATTGTCGTTTAAGTGCAGATTGTTGTGACGCAGTGATAACAAATCCGTCGGTTACTATAATTGTTTCGCTTTTATCTTTGGTCCAATCTGACATATCGGAAACGTTCCGAAAATCGAACGTAAAGCCGCCAATGATATGAATTTGTTTAAAGTTCTCTGCGTAGGGTTCGATTGTTTTACTTGCACCATTAATTGTTATAACCCATTTCCTTAAATAAGGTTTTCTTGTATACGTATATTTTAGCGTAACAGGATAAGAACCAGCACCAACAGACGAACCAGCCGTGGCA